CCTCAAAAAGCGCCGCCGGCACGCACACGGCGGCCGACGGCAAGTTTGGGGGGAGGTCACACAGGCCCGCTTCCGCGCCACCTGCGCGGGCCAGACAGGACACACCTTCCCCTTGGAAGGCGGCGCGGAATGAGTGCCCTGGATGGGTCGCCAGAGCGCCCCGGGCCACGCTTCCAACCGGGGGGGTCATCCCGCTGGCGCCCAACTGGTCGGCCATGGCTGCGCGGCTCACAGCGGCGTCAGCGCGGTGAAGTGGGTGGCGATGTAGCGTCCCACGTACCACATCCAAATCACGCCATCCCAGAAGCCATGGCCGGGCTGCGCAGCAACGTGGAAAGCGCCGCCCAACCAAGCCAGCATGCCAAGCGACAACTTCGGCTGCCGCCAAGTCCAGCCCTTGGATTTCGCGCTCATCACGCCACCGCCCGCAGCGCCACCGGCGCCAACGAAGCCATCGTGGCCTCAGCCGCATTGCGGACGCTCTCCGCCCGAGCCAGCAGCGACGCCCGCTCGCCTTCGTCCAGCCGCCCATCCGCCTGCGCAGACAGCAGCTCCGACGCCAGCGCCCCGGCCTGCGCCACAGCCGCACCCACCGACGCCCCGATGGCCGGCACCTGCACCGCCTCAGGCCGCGCCACCGCCAGCCCCTGCAACCGCGCCATCGCCCCGGTGACGATCGGCTCGCCCGCGCATTCCTCGAGCTGCAGGATCACGTCCAGAGGCAGCATGCGCTCGGGGTGGTTCCGGCTCGCGCATTCCTGCAGCGCCGACACCTGGAGCCGGCACACCGACGCCGCAGCCTCAAACGTGCCGAGCCGCGCGATCAGCAGCCGAGTGGCGGTCTTCAGCGCCAGCATCTTGTCCTCGGCGAGTAGCATCTTGCTCATTGCTTCCCCTCAACGTTGTCTTTCCGGATGACGCATACGTATTTCTGCGTACATGCTCCGGCCATGGATCAGTCATGCCAGCGAGTGCGCCGCCCCTCGTTCTCGTCCAACTGCCGCCACACGCGGGTGGCGATGGCGCCGCAGAGCACGGCCACGCCGATGCCGATGGCGCCGAGCAGGGCGAAGATGATCCAGAGGGCGGTCATGCGGCGGCCTGAGGTGTCGACACGGCATCCACCAGGCGCCGGTAAATCCCCAAGGTCGGCTCGGTCTGCCCGGCCTTCCATCGCGTGAACGTGGAGGGCGCCACGCCAGCCTTGCGGCACACCTCGGTCATGGTGCGCCCGGCCTGCGCGGCGCGGGATTCGATCTCTTGCGGGGTCAACAGCTGATGCATGGCGCCAATCATATTTGCGAAATTGCAAACGGGTCAAGCGCATTCATGCACACCGCGCAGGCGGCCGGGATGTGCGATTATGCAGCTATGCCCGACGCCCGGACCCGCACTCGGCTTTTGATCGAAGGCTATCTAACCGAGACCGGCCTGGACCCAAGCACACTCGCCCGCTTGGCCGGGCTTGCCCCGTCCACGATCACGCGGTTTCTCAATAGCCCCGAGTTCACCAGCATCCCGACGACGCGGACGCTGGCGAAGCTAGAGCGCGCCGTCAGCCTTTGGCGGGAAGCCTTGAGTCAGCCCGATACTCTGCCGCAATCGCCTGTTGCGGAACAGGTCGGCCGTCTCGTTCAAGACCCTGAGCAGCTCGCTTGGCTGCGAATCTGGGACGAAATGGGCCGGGCGGACCGCAAGAGGGCAGTTTCGGTTTTGCGCGCCCTGGCTTCGGATGCTTCGAAATTCGGCTAGGCTGACGACCGACACGGCTATCAATCTTTCCCGACGATATGACACTATTTTGACGCCTGCCATTGAGGGGCGTCAACGAAATCCGCATGGCGCGTGCGTGAGAGGCGGCTGTTTTTTTAGCCGGCGCGTTTGCATTTTTGCGCTTGACGGCATTTGCAAATTTGCACAATCTTAGCCCAGCGCATCCCGCGCTGGAGCTACAACATGCCCCCGAAGAAAAAGGCCGAGGCGCCCGCGCCGGCCCCCGCCCCCACGCTTGCCCCCCCCGACTACCTGAGCATCCGCCGCGTTTCGAACGGCTATATCGTCAGCACCAGCCTTTGGGATGACCAGGTCGGCCAGAGCGGTCGCAGCACAACCATCCACCACACCGCCGAGCAGGCGCTGGCCGCTGCCAGCAAGGCGCTGATCCCCGCCCCCAAGGCCCCGCGCAAGGCCAAGCCCGCCACCGCCTGACACCCCTGGCACCGCCGGGGCTGGCCACGCCACCCGGCGGCGCCTCCCACACCGAGGAGGCTACCCGTGCCCGACATCTTCCACGGCTTCACCGCCACTCCCGCGCCGGCCCTGACCGCGGCCGTGCGCCACCACCTCGCTGCGGCCTATCGCGCCGACATTGCCCGCGCGGAGATGGCCCGCGATGCCCTGCCGCGTCACGCCACGCTGCGCACCCACGGCCAGGCGCTGCGGTTCTGGCGGCTTACTGACCAGATCGAGCAGGCGCGAGCGGATTTGGCTGATTTGGGGGGCGAGTGATGCACCCCTTCCTCAACCTTTTTCCCGCCGCTCTGTGCCTCGTCGGCGCCGGCCTGACCACGATCGCCATGCTCGCCGACATAAGGGCTGGCAGCCTCAACGTGCGGGACAAGGAAGCGGCGATCGGCAACGCCATTATCCTGGCCTGCGTTGGCGGGGCTGCGATCAGTGGCGCGGCGGCATTCGGGGGGATCGGCTGATGCGCGCCCCCGATCCCCGCACCGTGGTCCACCGCACCATCGCCCCGCCGCGGTCGTTCCACGCCGAGCTGACGCCGCTGGACATTCCGGCGCCACCCAAGCCGCCGGCACGCTGGATGCTGCCCGTGAGCATGCTGTTGTTTGTGGCAGCGCTGGGGTTGTTCGTGGCCACGCTGCACGAGCGGCAGGCTGGCGCGGTGGTGGTGGCGAGGGTGGGGCGATGAGCGCGACACCTTGGACGCCGGGGCCTTGGGTAATTCAAAACAATAGCAACGATAGCGAGCGTGCGCTTATTGAACAGCAATCCACCCCTCAATTCGCGATTGCGCGCATTGTCCGGTTTGCTGGGCCCGGCCACTACAGGCACAAAGCCAACGCCCTGTTGATCCAGCACGCCCCGGAAATGGCGGAGGCGTTGGAACAGACGGCAGCGGCCATGGATGCCCTGCATCCGTCCTCTGCTGGCGACATGAGCGACAGTGATTACGCGCGGTTGTGGAATGCCACGCGGGACCGGCTGGAAGAACTGTCGCGCCGCATCCGTGGTGACGCCCCATGATCCCCACCCACCACACCCCCCCCGAACCCGGCGCCATCCGCTCCATCGCCTTCCCCCACATGGCCTGCCTCGGCACCTACCGCGACATGCTGAGCCAGGATCTCCATCTCGCCGGCCGCCAGCGCGACGCGGCGGAGGGCGAGGTCGAGGACTGCATTGCGGAGTGGCAGCACAGCCACGGCGACGCGCGGGCGAAACGGCGGGGGTATCTGCGGGCGGCGATCGTGCGGCTGCGGGTGGCCAGGGGGCAGGCCAGCGCGGCGTTGCGGCGGCTGGCGGGGCATCGGGTGGGGAGGGAGGTGGCGTGAGCAACTCTTGCGTATCTTGCAAGCATTTTGGCCAAGCGCGGGCGTTGGACGGCATCGTGATCTTCAGCACCACTGAGAAGGGTCAATGCTACCGGCCAGTCGGTACCAGCTGGAAGCGTAAGCCGCTGTTGGCCAATATTACGGTGTTCAAATGGTGGTCGTGCTCGGCGCATGAAACGCGGGAGTCAGCGACATGACCCCCAGCCCCATCATCATCGAATACGACGAGCCCACCGACTTCCTCCACACCCTGGAAATCGAACCCAGCGACGCGGGCGGCAGCGTGGTGATCTACGACCAGTGCGACGAGGCTGACCGGACGCGGCTGCGTCAGGTGGAGATTCCGCTGGAGCATGTCGCGGCTGTGGCGGCGGCGTTGGTGCGGGTGGCGCGGGGGATGCGGCAGTGATCGTTGGTGAAGTTATGACGGCAATTCCACCGATGCATGAAGTCATCCAATTGCTGCGCGATTGGGAAACCGGAATTTTGGTCGTGGCTTTGTTGTGGGCGTTTAACCGATGACCACCACGATCCACCGCGATCTCCTCCAAGGCAGCGACGCCTGGCTCCAAGCCCGCTGCGGCCTGCTGACCGCCTCGGAAATGTCCCTGATCCTGAGCCCCAAAACCCTCAAGCCGGCCAAGAACGACAAGGCCAGCGCGCACCTTTACGAGCTGCTTGCCCAACGCATCACCGGCCACGTTGAGCCCCGCTACATCAGCGACGACATGTTGCGCGGCCGAGAAGACGAGGTTGAGGCGCGGCTGCTCTACGCCAAGCACTACGCGCCGGTTGAGGAAGTCGGGTTCATCACGCGCGACGATTGGGGCTTCACGCTCGGCTACTCGCCGGATGGGCTGGTGGGCGATGACGGGCTGATTGAGGTAAAGAGCCGGAGGCAGAAGTTTCAGGCCGAGACAATCATCAGCGGTTGCGTGCCGGATGAATACCGGATTCAGATCCAAACTGGATTGCTGGTGACGGGCCGCAGATGGTGCGACTTCATTAGCTACTGCGGCGGTATGCCAATGGTTACGATCCGCATGCATGCAGATACCGATGTGCAAGCCGCCATCGTGAATGCCGCCACTGTGTTTTGCGAAGCTATGGCCAGCCAAATGGCGGAATACGCCGCCATGGTTGATGGCGGGGGCTTTGTGCCGCGCCTCATCCCTACAAAACGCCGCATCGAACAGGAGATGCACCTTTGATCGACATGACCACGACCATCGTGCCGAAGTCGGACCAGTTGAACAGCGACGACCTGCTCAGCGGCCCGCGCACGATCACTATCACCGGCGTGCGCGCGACTGGCGAGGGTGAGCAGCCCATCGCGGTTGCGTTCGAGGGCGACGCAGGGAAGCCCTACAAACCGTGCAAGAGCATGCGCCGCGTCATGGTGGCAGTGTGGGGCCCGGACGCAAGCCAATACATCGGCCGCGGCATGACGTTGTATCGCGATCCTGCCGTTACCTGGGGCGGCATGGAGGTGGGCGGCATCCGCATCTCAAACATGAGCGACATGGATGCGCCGGTCGTGCTGGCCCTGACCGCGACGAAGAAGGCCCGCAAGCCCTACCGCGTGTTGCCGCTGGTTGCTGCGGCGACCCCCGATCGCGCCACCACCATCGCCAACGATCTCCGCGCCCAGGCCGACGCGATCGAAGACGCCACCACCCTGGCCGCGCTGCTGGCCAACGAGACGGCAACGAAGCAGCGCGACTGGCTGAGGGAGAAACGGCCCGAGCTGTCGCTGGATGTCGAGGCGGCGGTTATGGCGGCGGAGAAGCGGGTGGGGGTGCCGGCATGAGCGCGGCCGACAAGAAGTCACTGGACCATTCCCGCGCATGGTCTTTGCTGGGGGCTAAGGAACGAGGAGAAGTCGAAGCAGAAATTGCACTCAAGAAAGCGCAGAGGCAGGCAGATGCATTAGCTGCGCGGCTGTTGGCTGCCAGAGAATGCCCTGAAGATTTGAAAGAATGGGGGCGGGCCCACGGTATCCCGACTTTTGCCGAATACACGTGGCAGGCGGGTTTTACGGCTGGAATGCGCGCCGCCATGCTCGCAGCAGCCGGGGAGACGAAGGAATGAGCGCGCTGTTGCCGTGCCCGTTTTGTGCGCGAACAGGGGAAATGATGCTTGTGACGGATGGTGATGGCTGCGCGATTGGTCACTTTGTCGAATGCGAGCGTTGCGGCTTTCAGCTTGCAGAAGTCGAAACGGAAACCGCCGCCATCGCCGCCTGGAACCAGCGCACCACCCCCGCCGAGGTCGCCGCGCTGAAGCGTGAGGTGGAGCGGTTGCGGGAACAATTATTGGCCCAGCAGTGGTGGCACGACGCGGAAGAAAAGGCGCTGTCCAAACAGCCACCCAACGCTGATCGGGATTGGCGCCGCCTGCAACACAAGGAACAGAGCCGCGCGATTTGCGCAGCCCTCGCACACAAGGAGCCGGGCGATGAAGGTTGAGGATGTGAAATCCGAATGGATAGACGCATTCATGCACGCTTTCTATCGGTCCGGGCCCGGCATGATTGACACCGTGTCTCAATCCCTCGCCGCCGTCATCCCCGCGATCCAGGCCGAGGCGTTGGAGCGGGCGGCGGTGTGGCATGACGAACAGGCCGATGGCGAGGACGCGCTTGCAAAGGCTTCTCTTGGCATTGACGACGCGGATTACCGTCACCACCGCCAGTTAAGCCGCGAACACCGCAATTCCGCCGCCGCGATCCGCGCGCTGAAGGAGGGGACATGACCTTGACCCCATTCAGGCGGCGAGCGTTGTCGCTACTCGAACAGCGAGGCGCGCTCGACATGCAGGAAATTGCCTATCTTCTGGTGGACGGGAGCACGTCCAAGGGGTTCCGGCACCCTGCCAGCGCGACGCGGTTTGGCGGTGGCGTTCTGGCGCCTTTGATCAGAGGCGGATTTGCCACACCCAATGGCGCTCGCAACGGCTACCGGCGGGTCTATCAGATTACGCCGGCTGGCCGCGCACTTCTTCGGAGCCCCACCCCATGACCCTCAGTGAACGCATGGTGGAGGCGGCGGCGCGGGCGTATCGCGAGGCCGTGGATAGCCTGAACAGCGCCACCGATGAGCAAATTGCAGCGGCGGTGATCCGTCGCGCCCTCGCGGTGGCGGAGGAAGCGGACCAAAGCGCCGCGCCAGACAACTACGTGTGGCGTGAGCGCGAGATATGGGCCGAGGGGTGGAATACAGCCATTGCCACGCTCGCGGGGAGGGTGACGCTGTGAGCGATGCCAAATTGGCTCCGCAACAAGCGATGATGCTGGCGCTTGCAAAAGCGCTGGATGACTGCGCGCAGGATGTTATCGACGGAGCAAAATACGAAAATGGGAATAACCGCGGCCTGTCTCCAGCCGGCTGGCGCGCGGTCGGGAAAATGCAAGGCATTGCCATCGGGTGCCGGGCCATCGCCGACCTTGCCGCTGATCCCGCCGAGGAGCCGCCCCATGACCGCTAAATGCCGCCCGCCTGCGAACACGGCGGATGGGACTGTGTTCACGTTGGCGCAGCCATCAGGCAAGCGCGCCAAATGGAAGTGGCGCAACAAATTGGGGCGCTGGCCGGATCGCTGGACTTCGGTGCAAACGGGGATCAGCCATCCGCCGCACTTTATGACGCGTAACGGCTGGACCATCGCGGAGTCGCCCACCGATGGCTAAACGCAAACCCGAACACCAGATCGACGTGTACGTGCCAGCCGGCGAAACCCGCGTGGCGATCTGCGTGTTCGTCCACCGTCTGAACGAACTGGAAACAGTCCGCATTCAGGGCCTTTCGCACGCGCGGCTGCAGCAAACTCAACTCGACACGGTGTTTGTCGTGCCCAGGCCGAGGAAGCCGAGGAAGGCCGCCGATGGCTGAGCGCACCCCCCGACTTGTTCGCCTTCCGTCGGGCGACTGGATCGACCCGACCATCATCGTGGGCATCAAGCACTTCCCGCCATCGGTCGTCGCAGGGCGTCGCATCTTGCCCAACGTGGTCGTCATCACCAGCCGGGGCACCGTGTTCGAACACAGCTTCCCCGGCGCGGATGAAGCGCAGGCGTTCTGCGATGACCTAGCGCAGAAGGTGAACAATGCCTAACCCCCCGCCCGCCTGGCCCCGCGCGCTGCGGCCTGTGGATGTGGCGCGGTGGCTGAATTTGCACGCCCGATGACAAGGAAAAAGATGAACAACGCATTGACCGAAGGCCAGCTTGAGGCGATCCGCAAGATGGCGCGCGAGAGCGGCGACAAGGATGGCGTGCTGTCCAATTTCGACAAGGATCTGATCGGATACAGCAAGGTGCGGATTGATCTGCCCCTGCGTGACACCCGAATGATGTCCAAGCACCTAGAGGTGCTGGCCGCCGCGATTGACAGATGCCGGGTGATTCTGTCCTATCAGCAGAAGGACGAGCGGGGCTCAATTCTCGCCGTGAAGGGCCTTCTTCGGGAGGCTAACAAGAAGGTCAATGCTTACAGGCGGATACGGCCAGACTGAGTGAGCACCGCATCTAGTGTGGGCAGGGCACGTTACCAGATTATACCTTCTGCGACTGATTGATGTGGCACAGATCGTGCATGGATAGCGCAATCAATCCAGTAGCTTAAGGCGTTCCCTGCGTGTTCCGCGTGAGATGCGTGACGTATGCACCCAACCTGTAGACTCGTTGGGTCCATGAACCGGCCGCAGAACGGAAATACAACGCGCCACGCTAAAGCATTGAATGCGCGCGTTTTGCATGTTATGGTTGTGACATGAAAACACTCGATATCGTCCCCCGCCCCATCCGCGCGCACCTCATCGGGAAAGCCGCTGTGTGCCTGCTTTCCTTCCACCTCGCCCGGCGCGGGATAGATTTTGCCATCACCACCGACAGCGCCTCATGCGGCGATATGTGGGCAGACCTTGGCGAAGGCGTGGTGGCCATTGAGGTCAAGAGTTCCACCGACACCCGATGGCACGTCAGGCCCACCCAGGCGAAACACAAGGGCCTGTGGGCGTTCGTGTGCATCAGCGATACGCGGTGCTGGCTGGTCCGTGATGATGCCGTGGAGGCGGCTTTTAACCGTTATGGAACAGGGGATTACAAGACCACAATTCTTACGCTGTCTCAGGTTGAGGCGATGGGCGGCATTCCGCTGCACACTGGCTTGCCCGTGCTGCTTGCCCCTCGGAAATCCGCATGGTCTGTGAAGCCTCGGGCGCCTCGTAAAGTCACCCGCACGCTCGCGTCCGGAGAGGTCAAGGAATACGTCTACGGTGGGGCGCAATCTACGTGATGATTATCTGCACGCATTGAAAAGTCAATGACTTATGGGGGATAGGCTGCCACGGTCCTGTAACGGACTGGTGGCGATGGAAGCAACAGGAGACGACATGACCGACACGAAATGCGAGCCGCCTACGGAACTGCGCGGGGTGGATGGGTGGCATTGGATCAGCGAACATTCGCCGGTTTGCTGGATTGCGGATCAGCAAGGGTGGGATTGGGGAGAGGATGATTACGTTACGCCAGATGCCGCATATCGTTACGGCTACCGCTACCTCGCCCCCGTCGCCACCCCCGCCACCGTGCGGGCGCTGGTGGAGTCGTTGGAGGCTCTCAACGTGGCGATACCCGCCGTGCTGGATGCTGCCGACATTGATGCGGCGGTTACGGTGTTCATGGTCCGCGCTGTTTCGCCGACCGGCTCGCGGGAGCTGGCGCAACGGTCACTGGCGGACATGCTGGACGCATCCCGCGCCGCCCTTGCCCGCTCCAAGGCGGAGGGGTTGGCATGAGCGGGTTGAGGGAGTGCCCGATGTGTGGCGGGGAAGCGGAGTTGGGCGGCAAGGGCATGGACCGCTGGGCCGGCGCCTGCACCAACGCGGACTGCCAAACTGAGGGGCCGATGCGGAAGGGCAGAGAAGCCGCCGCCGCCGCCTGGAACCGCCGCGCGTCGCCGTGGCGGACTATGGAGACGGCGCCGAGGGATGGGCGCTTCCTCATCACGAACGCGATCAAAGAAGTTTGCGCTTGCCAATCAAAAGACGGGGCGCGGATCGTGCAAAACATGCCAGGCTATGCGGAATGGTCGTGGCCAGAACCCGCCACCCACTGGCACCCCCTCCCCGAACCGCCGGAGGGCGTGTGATGAGCGCATACCATGACGATGTGATTGTGGGAGAAATGACACTCGGCGAAGTGGGTGGCGGCTTCACGCATATCCAGTTTTCGGACGATGACGAAGTGTGGACTGAGCCGCGCCCGTTCGAAGTCGGCGAGGTGATCAAATCCCGGTATGTCCGGTTTCTGCGCCCTACCCCGCCGGATACCGCTTCCACTCCAGCTCGAAATGCGGCCCATCCCGAAACCGCGGCCAATCCCCGCCCCAAGTAATCGCCACCTGCTCCTCCGCCGCCGCCCGCTTCATCGCGGCCCCGAGCTTGTCGTAAAGCGGCCAGTCCCACCGAACTTCCTTGCCGACCATCGCCGCCAGATCCACGGCATGGCCGGTCAGGTGCCGGCTGCGCATGGTGGTCGATGCGCCTTGGTTGAACAACTCGCGTTGCCGCGCCTCCGTCCGCATCCCCTCGGTCACGATGAAGTCGGCGTAGGTCCGGGCGCGATCTACCACGCGCACCAGGTCGGGGTGGACGCCGGTTAGGCGCTGGCGGTCGCGGGGGGTGAGCATTCAGGGGCTCCAAAAATGTGCGGATGACGCCGATTTAGCGTTGACAGTCCCCACGCGTGACGCTATGTTGGCGTCACCAGAGAGGGAGACACGACGATGTTCACCACCGACAACACCGCGGGCTACACCGCCGCTGAACTGGCCGCGCTAAATGCCGAATTGGCCGCGATCCTGGCCTATATCCCGGAAAGCGATGTTGATGCCCGCGAAAAAGCCGCCAAGGATTTTGCTGATGAAGTGGCCCGCCGATGACCCCCGCCACCCTCGTCGCCACGCTCGCGGAACTCCACTGGACCGTGGGCGACCTGGCCAAGCTGCTGCAATGCTCGCGCAACCGGACGCGGAACTGGATACGCCCAACCGGCTATACCGTACCGCCCGACGTGGCCGCCTGGCTCCAGCGCCGGCTCGACGCACACAGACGTGCGATGCGGGATGATCCGGCGCCTGTGACAACGAAGGAGAAGTGAGATGAACCAGCCACACATTGTTGACCGCGCCATACTTCAGGATTGGGCATGGAACGGTGATGCCAACGCGGAGAAATGGCTCAACGCCTATCCCGACGCCATTTTCTTCGGCGTTGACGACGACAACATCCACGTTTGGTTCGCCACTCAGGCCCAGGCCAAAAAATGGTTGGCCGACATGCAAGCCGACGCCGCCGAACAGCCTTGGCTTTGACCCCACCGCAAAAATAATCGCCTATGACGCCATTTTAGCGTTGACAGTGGGGAGGGGTGACGCTAGATTGGCGTTATCAGCAAGGGAGACACGGACATGGCCAAGCGGGTTTACAAGCAGATCGAACTGACCACCGAGCAGAAGCTGGTGCGCGCCGAAGCTAACCTGTTCAACGTGCGCCAACGCTTGATCGCGGCAGAGGCCGATCTTGCCAGCGCCCAAGAGCGGGGTATCACAGAGGAAGCTGGGAGCGGGCTTGTGCGCAACGCCTCTATTTCGGAAATCATTGCCGAGGTTGAGCGGTGGCGCAACGAGGTGGCGATCAACGAAGCCGCAATCGCGGCGTTGCGCGCCTAACCCACCCCCACCCCACTCCCAACCCACACCCCGCCCAGGCACCCCCTGCGGCGGGGTTTTCGTGGGGTGCGCGGGGCCTAGCGCCGCTCCCGCACCCACGCCAGCATCAGCCCGGCAATCGTGCCGACACTGGTAGCAATCGCCGCGATCTGCTCCGGCGCCAGTGCCCATCCGCCGACGATGGCGGCCAGGGTGACAATCCCTACCCAGGTGCTGGGCTCGCGTAGACGGTCCATGGCGGGCTCCTACGGCTTCGGCGTGGCGTTGAGGCCGTCCAGGGCAGCGCGCGCCGCGGCAACGTCGGCCTGCGCCGCCTGCAGGCGGGCCGACAGCGCCTCCTTCTGGGCCACCAGCGCCGAGACGGTCGCCGTTGCGGGCAAGGCAGGCAGGGCAGGCAGGGCGGGGCGTGCGGGCAGCACCGGAGGCGCACCGCGGTTGCGGAATGCGGCCAGGGCGGCGGCAAGGCGGGCTGTGAGGTTCATGGTGGGGTCCTATGGGGTGGGGTCTGTGACGGTGATGGATGCGTCGGCGACGAGCGTGCGCCCGCCGCTGGTGGTGGTGGTGATCTCGATCGCGTAGCTCTGGCCATGCGTGCCGCCACCCACCCAGAACGTCACCAGCGTCCCGGAGATGGCCGGCGCGGGTTTGCCGCTCGGCGTGAGGGTCAACCCGCTGGCCACGGTCACGGCAACGGTGGAGAGGGTTTCGGAACCCACGAGCCAGTCGTCATAGTCCAGGCTGTAGTCGAGAATTTCAGAGGGGTGCTTGCCCTCCATCTCAACGGGGCGGGGGGTGTAAGGCATCAGGTGCGCTCCGTCTGGAGGGTGACAGTCCGGGCCCGCGCCGGCAGCGTGACGCCCCGGGCTCGCGCGTCCAGGGTGGCGCTCCGATCCCGCGCCGGCAGCCGCAGCGCCCTGGATGTCGACGCCGAGGCGTTGAGAGTCGGCACCCCTACGGACGAGCCCGCCGCGATCCCGGTGGCGGTTAGGACGTGCTCTTGCGTGAGGCCAGGCGTACCGACGGTCGACGCCGCTGCGATGCCGGTGGCGGTGAAGTTGCGGATCTGCTCGAGGGCGGGCGCGCCAACGGTGGAGCTCGCCGAGATGCCGTCCGCTGCGAGGGCGTGGCCTTGCGTCAAGCTCGGCGTGCCGACGGTGGAGCCGGCTGCGATGCTGGTGGCGGTTAGGTTGTAGGTGGTGGTGGAACCCAGCCGCACGGCATGGAACAGGCGCGCCGCCGGGTCGACAAACCCCGCCAGTGGGTCGGCGTACACCCGCTGAATGTCGCTCGGCGCGAGCGCGCGGTTCCAGACGCTGAACAGTCCAGCCCGGCCAGCCCACCAGGCGGTGTTGGCCGACGAGCCGCCAAGGTTGACGGGGCCGGAGGCGCTGGAAATCGAGGCGCCCGTGGTGGAGCCGACCAGCAGCCCATCGAGGTAGATGTTGAGCGTGTTGCCGTCGGTGCTGGCGGCCAGGAAATACGCCTGCCTTGCCGAGAGCGTCGTCGGATACTGCACAACCGGGTTCGTGCCGCCGCTGTGCGTGGTCCAGGCTTGGCGGTATCCGGCGGTCGTATGGTCCCAGGCAAATTGCAGCCGGGCCGTCGTCGTGCCATCCGAGGAGAACGGCCGACCGAAATAGCCGGCATTGGCGGCGGCGTCCGCCGCCATCCAGAACGCCATCGTGAGGCCGGTGACCGCGGGCAACTGCGCTGCGGTGGCGCGGTTCGGCGTGCGGACGAAGGTCGGCGCCCTGCCCCATCGCGCGGCGACGCGGGAGGGGATGGCCTGGAACGTGGCGTGCCGGTTCCACCCGCTGATGTCCCGCGAGGTGATCCCGCCGCCTTCCAGCATTGGCCAGAAGCCGAGACGCCCGCGGTTGATCGGGTCGAGCGGGTTGATCTCGGGCAGGCCGCCGCCGGCAGCGCGCAGGCTCGGCAGGAGCAACCCGGTATCGAGCACGGGTTAGCTCTGGATTTGCGAGTAGAGCGGCGTCAGACGCAGGACGCAGGCGTTGGCGGTGTTTTTCAGCGCCTGGCCGCCGCCGTTGTAGATCAGGGGAGACACGTACCTGGCCGGGAGCGCCACGAGGCCGCTGGCGCTGAATGGCCCCACCGCCGCCGTCTCGGCCGTCACCACGCCGGCCTGGATCAGGTTCTTCCGCTTGGACAGAGCGGCCGACGCGGCAGCGTAGCCGGTATCCGTCGCGGGCAACTGCGCTTGCGGGTTGGCCGGGCCGGTTTCGTTGTCCCAGATGCCGAAATACAGCTCAACGGCTTGGTCAATCGTCGGCGCCGACGCCCATTCGATTTCCAGATACCAGCGGAACACCAGAGGCCACGGCCGGGCGCCCAGGTCAGCGCGCGCGCCAACGCGAGCGGCGACCGTGGCGAGGTTCTGGAGCGTCATCGTGTAGGTTTGGCTGCTGTCGCCCCACGTAATCGTGGAGCCGGCCGCTACGTAGACTTCACCCGCCATTGGCCAGGGCCTCCTCGATCAGGTCCAGCGTGGCCGTGTTGGGCGGGCCCGCATCATTGCCCTCGCCGCCGATGCCTTCGATCACGACAACCCAACGGGTCGCCGTTGTCGGGGCCGCGGGGGCAAGCGTCATCGCAGTGAGGTCGGCTAGGGATTGCGCGTTGAAGCCACCCGCGCCGACGCTGGCGAGCCCGGCAAAGGCGCCGAGGATGGCCGCGCGCTTGGCCTCCACCGAGGTTTCGAACACCTGGACATTGGCCGCGGCCATCATGTCCAGCATTTCCTCAGCGAAGTCGCGCAGGTCGGATTGTTCGGCCGATGCCACCCAGCGCCGCAGCCGCACGATATGGCGGCGGAGGCGCATGTAGCCTTCGACGCTGCTCACGGGCACGTCGCGATAGGCGGTCGGAGCCTGGGTGACGACGGGGGCGTTGAGCAGGGCCACGACCTCGGCCGCAGTCTTGCCGGCGTATTGCTCGCCTTGCAGTTCGGCGGAGAGCGCTGCGATCACGGCCGCGCGCGTGGTGGGGTGCATGGTCATGTCGGGTCCGCCAAGCCGACCGCTTCAAAAGACGTGAGGGTGAAGGTATTCCCGTCCACGACCAATTGGCCGGCGGCGAGTGGCCCGGCGGAGTAGAGCACGCTGGCGCCCAAGACGTTGGCGGCGACAACGGCCCAATGGGTCGCTGTGCCGTCCGCGATTATTTCGCCATCATCGATAGCCGCCACCGCGACTTGCTTGCCGCTGGGCGTGCGGTCGTCTGGCGCGTACACGGTGGGCGCGAGCTTCCGGCCAACGGCGTAGGTGGCTGTGGCTTCGGTATAGTTGGCGGGCTCCTGGGTGCAGAGGTAGAGCGCGTCGATGTTATCGGCCACCGGGGTCAAGATTTCCGCAAGGTTGATGTAGGCCATGTTTGCTCCTGGCATGGGCGCGCGCCCGCACGCGCGAGGCGCGGCAGGTGCGGCAGTGTGGGGAGGTGTAGAGGCGGTGGGGGCTACTTCGACGGCCAGATGAAATGCGCCGCGTAGCCAATGCCGGCTGCGATGCTGGCGCCTGGGATTTTCTCAAAAAACCAACCGATGAAGCGACCGCCGAATTTGCCGACAGCCTTAGCTGTGCGGATCTCGGCAATCACCTCGTCCAGTTTCTTGTTCGTCGTGGACTGGCCTGCTTCGATCTTTTCGAGCCGGCCTTCCGTGCGGTCTTCCCATTCCTTCCGCATCTTCCCGCGCTCCTCAATGCGCGCGGTGCGGTCAAGAAGGTCATTCAGCAGGCTCAGGTTGGCCGCACGGCGCTCCTCATCACCCATGCACCAAGCCTCCGGAATCACGCCACAACCAGCGCTAGATTAACGCACTATTGACGACGATTTATCGGGCCTATGCCCACACGCGCGACGGCGTGGCGGGCGCTATCTCGCTGGCCACCCACGCCGCGTCGATGTCGCGGCAAAACCACGCGGCATTGACGTGCCAGCGCGGATCGGACAGGGCGCCGATGATGTCCAGTTGTACATCGGCGGGCGGGCTCGGGCGGTCCTGGTGATCGCGCGGCCAGCCCGCGGCGTCGCACGCAGCGAGAAAAGCCGCCTCGTTAATGAAGCGGTGGCAGGATCGGGTCCACATGGCGCGGGCTCCTACGGGGCGGTGAGCTGCTGCAGCAGCGCGTCGGACGCTGCCACGGGCGCGTAGAGGAAGGCGCGGTGGACGGCGTTGCTGACGGTGGTGGTGGACGACGAGGACCACGGCGCGCAACCCACGGCGAGGCGGGCCACCGAAGCAAGCGGGGCCACCGTGCCGACAGACAACGTGCCGATCGTGCCTCCATCGATGCAGGTAGCGATCCGGCCTGGCATCCACGACACACCGAAGCGGTAGGTGACGCCCGGCACGAACAGGCAGGTTCGGCCCACCGTCATGCCGCCGACGCCGTTCTGGATATACGTGACACCGAAAACGGAAGCGCCCTGGCGACCGACATAGATGGCATTGTCGAAGGTGTTCCCGATGCCGCCGAAGGTGATCGATTGCCCCCCGGTCGTCGCCGGGATCGGCCGCTGGGTCCATTCGAAGAGCATGGTGCCGCGATCCAACGACACCTGCGACGACGAGACAGGCAGGATCAGGTTGTCGGCGCTGCGGGTGACGGTGGCGCTGGTGGTGGGGATGTAGCTGGTGGGGTTTGTCAGGGTGGCATCCGCCTCCGCCTGCGCGCCCCAGACAAAGACGGAATCGCCGTTGGCCGGCGCGGTGCTGCCTGCCGCCGCCGGACCGCATGTGGCCGTGATCGCCGTAACCGTGGAACTCGTGGCCTCGATGGCGCAGCGATACCAGCCGTTGCCCATCGCCTCGATGGTCTTCTGCGAAAACAGCAGAGTGCCGGCGCCGGCGGTGTTGCTGCCGGCCACGCCGCTGGCGAGGTTGAACCAGCACTGAACGGTGTTCGTGCCGTCGCCGATCTGCATCCAGGCCCAGGAGGAGGTGTTGGCCTTGAAGTATTGCGAGTAGGCCACCCCTCGCCCGGCCGTGATTGTCACCGCCTGCGCCACGTTGCCGCCGCTGGCCGTCGCCGCCAGCGTCTCCGCCGTGGTGGCGCCATCGGGCGCGACGGCGCTGTTGGCGGTGACGGTGCAGTTGGTCGCCGTCCAGGCCGCGTTGTCGAATTCCTCGCTGCGCAGAAGCAGGTTGGTGCGCTGCGGCTCGCACAGCAGGCCCTCCGACACGCCGGAGACCGGGTTGAACCGGAAGCGCGAAACGTTGGCGGGCTTCGTGGCGAGCTGGCCGATGCGGTTGACGGTGCGGGCTGTGCTGGCGCGGGTGAAGGCGGCGCGCGGGTCGATCAGGCCCGGCGTCTTGTGGAACTGCCAGTTGATCCAGGGTTCGATGGACATGCTACGCCACCTCGAAGGATGCGGCCCCGGTGCAGACGGCCGTCAGGATGGCGCTGCCCGTGGCGATGGTGAGGTTGGAGCCGGCGCCGTTGATCGTCTCGCTGCCGGCACGGGCGAGGGTGAGGTTGTTCCCCGAGCGGTTGCGCAGGCGGAACTGCCAGCCGATCCACACATCGGCCGCCGCCGGCAGCGTCCATGTGCGGGTGCCGGAGGTGCAGAGCAGGAGCTTCATGCCGTCGTGCTCCGTGATCTGGTAGGTGGCATCCCGCGCGTTGACGAGCAGCGCGGCGGCCATGTCCCACTGGCGGAACGCCTCGCCGTTCAGCGTGTGCATCCGCGGCAGGTCCATCGGCTCGTTGCCGACGCCGTTGGCGGCGATGCCCAGGGCAACCTGCAGGGCGTAGTTGGCGGCGGCGGCTTCCTGGTAGGCCTGGCACTGCACCGCCAGCGCCGCCACGTCGATGCCCGTCTGGCCGACCGCGTTGAACGCCGGAACGAGGTAGGTGCGATGCCCGCCGTTCTCGAACTGGCTCGTGGCCAGCCCGGCGAGGTAGGCCCAATCAGCGCTGCTCACAGGATTTCCTCCAACTCATAAGAGACCTCGTGCAAGTTACGGAAGGCCTGGGTGATCGGGTCCACGCGGCGGCTGTGGGCCAGAAAGTTCCGCTTGAACGCGCGGGCCGTATCGGCGGGGTCTGGGCGGACCCACAATTGCCCCGCCGTGCCGAGCCTGCGTTGCGCGTCCAGAACCGCGCCGAGGGCTTCGGTGGTGGTCAATGCCTTGAGGGTGAAACGCAGCACGCGGGCGGGGTCGCGGCGGTCATGGAACAGCACGCCGCCAAGGCTTTGCTCGCTTACGTCGCGCGCTTCCCAGCCGAACGCCGCGCCATAGGCAAAGCTGCGCAGGGGTTCCCATATCGGGCCCATCCAAAGCCGGGCGAGTTCCACATACCCATCCGGGTTAGTGGTGTCGGTGAAGGCGAGCGTCCAGTATCGAGCGCGGACGTTTTCGCCGCAGTCGTGCTCCAGGCTGATCGGATAGCCCTCGGTTTCGCTGGCGGCGATCTGGCCGGTCCAGAAATTGTCGTCCTCCCACTCCAGTTCTTGCGGGAGGTAGACGGCGGGCCACACATCTAGCGTGCCGCTGTCGTAAACGTCGCTGGCGCCCGCCGTGGTGCCGGCGGTGATGCGGTAGGTGGCATCCGTGCTGAGGTTGTGGCGCGCGATGGCAAGCAGGCGCACGATGGTGGTGGTGTTGCCGAGATCCACGCGGAACTGCGTGCTCGCCGCGTCGTCGTTCGTGCTGCGGGCGCGGAGGGAGAGGAATTCCTGTTGCAGATTGGCCAGCGGGGCGCCGGCTTGCCAGGAGCCGGCGGAAAGGGTGGCGGCGTCGGCGCGGTTGTAGAAGGAGAATTGGATTGGCACCGCGCTACCCCCACAAATCCAGCGTCAACCGCTTGCGCTTGCCATCGGCATCAATGCCCACGACCACGAAATCCCGCCCCGAGCCGTAGCCCAGCCGATCCGTCGTCAGCGTCACCACGTCGCCCAAATCAACGGCCGCGTTGTCCTGCGTCAGCGCCACGCGGGTTTGCACGAAATCCCGTCGCACCTTGTGCAGCGCCAGCAACCGGGCCGCCTCCGTGGCCAAATCCGTGGCGTCCTGAATGGCCGTGTCGCGCACCATCTCCGGCGCCAGGAGGTGCTTGGTCTGCACGCTGGAATCGCTGGCCGTCACCTCGCGCCACGGCTGGAGCAAGCGGGCCTTGTCGGCTTCCGAGACAGCGCCGGCCAGGTCGGATCGGGCCAATTCGGTATAGGGCAGGCCGCGCAACTTCACGCGCCAGACCGGCACCCCGGCATCGGCATCGCGCGGCGCTTGGGTTTCGAGGGCGAGGATATCCACGTCCGTAAACTCGAACGTCGCCGAACCGGACGGCGCCACAAGCCGCCCGACCTGCCAGACGCCGGCACGATCCGGGGCGAGCCAGCCGCCCACCGATGCCAGCACGGTGTCGATCGCCTGTTGCCGCGTCGTCTCGCCCGTGAAGTAGGCGCCGCACTCGTAGCCCGCCGCGCTGGCGAGGGCCGTGAAGGTGGCGCTATCCAGATCGCCGCCCGCCACGCCGCATCGCTGGGTGAGGATGCGCGAGACGATCTCGGCCGCGGTATCGACGTAGCCGCCGGTTGCGTCGCCGCGGGCATCCAGGGTGACGCGGCCAGACGGCGAGGCGCCCAGGCGAATGAGGCCAAGGGAGAGGCAGGTGTCATAGGCGCCGGCAGCCGGGGCGGTGGCTTCCATCGCGGCGAGGTTGGCGCGCGTGGTGCCGGCCGTGAGCGCCACACCCTGGTCATAGACGGCATCCACAGCCTGCGCCGCGCCGTCGTGGAACTGGTAGATCAGCTTGGCCGTGTTCACCAGCACCGGTTCAATCTGGTAGCGCCGGCCAAACAGGAGCGGCTTGCGCTGGCCCTTGATGTCGTCCGCCGTGCCCTCGGCGCCGCTCGGCAGGCTGTTCGTGCCGGCGTAGAGCGTGGCCTGGAGCGGCTGGGTCAGGATGTGCAGCTTGTCCCGCAGCCGGATCGTGGCATCCGCGGCGCCCACCGTGGCCTGTTCCGCCGTGCCGGTCAGCACCGTGGTGTAGCCGCTGGGATAGGCGGCGCCCTGCGGCCCTATCCGCACCACCACGGCGCGGCCGTCAATGCCGTAGTCGCGCAGGCTGGCCAGTTCTTGATCGAGGTTGTTGAGGACGATTTCGCCCGTGCCGACCGTGGCGCCGCCGGCCACGCGGGCGGAGGCGAACATGGTCCGCTTGAAGCTGATCGGCTGCATCAGGCGCGGGGCAAACCAGGCGTTCGCCGGGGCTTCGCTCGGCAGCGTCATCGTGCCCCGGCCGGAGGCATAGCGCAGGGTGGTGGTGGTGGCGCCGTCGTGGGCAGTGATCTCCACGAGGTAGGTCAGGGGGGTGGTCATGCGGCGGTGCGCCGAATCACGGTGGTCTGCTCATCCAGCGCCCCGGCGACAAGCACGCCACTCGCCCGGGTTTCCTGCGCGACGGTAACGCCGACCTGCCGCAGCACGCCCTCGACCGCGACGAGCCGGCCGTTGATGGCCTGCAACTCGGCCAACATCGGCGCCACCACGCCACCACCGATGCCGAGGCTATCGGGCTGCGTCGGGCGGGTGCCGCCGTTCAGAACCTGGGCGGTGTAGCCGGTCAGCACGTTTTCGACGCTGCCGGGCCCGCCGTTGATGCCGCCGCCGTAGGTGGCGCCGGTCAGGATGCCGCCGAGGTTGTCGTTGGTGCCGCCGCGCCCCCCGCCGTAGGTGTAGCCCGGGGCCGGCACCGGGGTAGGCACGCCAACCGGCGCCGTGTTGGCGGCGATGATCGCGAGATAGGTGGTCATGATGCCGTAGTAGGTGGCGAAGGCCGCGGCGTTGCCGACCTCAATCGCGTTGGCCACGGCCTGGCCGGATTGGATCGCGGCGCCGGCCGTGATGACGCTGGCGTTGGTGGCGGCGGCCTGCTGTGCTGCGATGCTGATCCCGCCGGCCAGTGCGCCGAGGCCTACGACGATGCTGCCATGGATGGTGGCGAGGCTGGTGTTGAGGTCCACCGCGGCGCCGTGGATGGTGGCGAGCGAGGTGTTCACGTCACGGCCCGTTGCATCAATCGTGGCCAGGGCGCCGCCAAGCGAGAGCACGCTGCCGTTCATCACAGCGAGACCACCGGCCAGGATGCTAAGCCCGGCATTGCCTACCGCCTGCCCTTCTTGCAGCGCAGCCCCCGCGGCGACCACGGCGCGGGCTGTGATATCCTGCCCGGCAGCAAGCGCAGCCGCGCCGTTGGCCAGCACGCCCAACCCAGCCACAAGGCTGCCGTGTACTGTGGCGATCGAGGTGTTCAGATCCGCCATCGCGCTATGCAAGGCGGCTAGGGACTGGTTGATGCCGGCAAGCCCCGCCAGCGTGGCGGCGCCGCTGGCCAGCACCTGCGCCGGGATCGCCCCTAGCAGGGCGTTGGCCACGGCTTGGCCTTCCTGCTGTGCGCGGCCGGTGGCCAGCACGTTGTCGTTGACCGCAGCCGTGAGACCGGCCGTGGTGGCCTGCGCCGCTCCGAGCCCGCCAAACCCGGCGACGATGCTGCCATGGATAGTGGCGAGGCTGCGGTTGAGGTCCACAACGCTGGTGTTGACGGCGCCGAGAGACTGGTTCACCGCGGCCAGGCCGGTTGCGGTGGCGGCGATGCTCTGGCCAAAGCCCGATACCAGCGTGCCGACCGTGTTGGCCGTGGCCTGCGCCGTCGCGGCGATATCGGCGGCCGAGGCGGCGGAGAAGGCACCGCCGGCCAGCTGCACCACGTTGCCCGCCGGCAGGATCACGGTGGCGGTGTTGAGCGTGCCGGTGGTCAGCGCCTGCTGGATGGCCTGGAGCGCGGCGGTCTGCTGCGCATCGTAGGACTGAACGACGGGGAGGTTGGTGAGCCCGCCCGTGACCTGCTGCAGAATCGCCTGAAAGCCGGAGCCAGAGGCAAACATATCCCGCCCGGCGCCAAGCAGGGCATCGGCGCTGCCGGTGATCCGGCCCAGCGCATCGCGGTCGCCACCCGTGGCCAGGAGGCGGTCACGCTCGAAATTGGCCTGTGCGGCGGCGAGGCGATCCGTGGGGGAGGCGCCGGCCGCGGTGCCGGTGGCGAGGTTGTCGAGGTACGCGCGAATCGTGCTGCCGGCTTGGCGCAGCGCCTGGGCAGCCTGCTCGCCGTAGCGTTCGATGATGGCGGCGCGTTCGGCGGCCTGGACTTCCTCCAGCGCCACCAGCCGGGCGGCCTTGTCGGCGGCGGTGAGGGCCAGGGCATCCAGCGACTTGCCGAACGCCTCCAGCTCCTGCCGTGCCGCCTCGGCCTGCCGCACCAGTTCGGCCTGCTGGGTGTCGCCACCCGCGGCGAGGCGGCGGATGGACAGCGACACGTCGGACTGGCGCAGGGTTTCGGTGCGCTGCGCTTCCAGGGCTGCGATTGCCTTGGCGCGCGCCTCGGTGAGCCCGGTTTCGGCAACGCCGTATTGCTGGGCGGATTTGGTAACGGCGTCGAAATTGTCGTTCACCGCCTGCATTTGCTGGGTGAACGCAGGAATCGCGTCGGTGGTCAGCCC